TGCTTGGTGTCGGGGGCGATGCGGGTTCCGGCGAGATCGGAACGGGGTTGATCCCTGGAGACTGCATCGTCGGCAAGCCCACGCCCATGCAGGGCGTGCCCGGCGGTATCGATACGGTCGCGGTCAAGCACAAAAGTGGTGGCCTCAGTAGCTTGGGGTTCAAAAGTTACGATCAGGGCCGGCGCACGTTCCAGGGAACGCGCAAGCACTTAGTCTGGCTGGACGAAGAACCGCCGATCGACGTGTACGAGGAGGCGATGCTTCGCCTGACTGCAACGGTGCCGGGCGAAGACAACGGGTTGATGCTCTGCACGTTCACGCCGCTGCTTGGTCTGTCGAAGGTCGCGCTTCGGTTCTTGCCTGAACTGGCACCTCAATAGAAAACCGTTCCGGCGGGTATTAAAAATCCCCGGCCTGACACCAACACACGAGGAATAGAATTTCCCGCATCTGCATCCAGGCCACGTGGGACGACGTTCCCCACCTGTCGGCCAAGACCAAGCAGGAACTGCTAGAGGCGATGGAGCCTCACATGCGGGACGCTCGCACAAAGGGCATTCCCGTTTTGGGCGCTGGCGCGATCTACCCGGTCCCAGAGGACACAATTCTCGTTGATGCGTTCGACTTGCCGACATGGTGGCCGAGAGCTTACGGGCTTGACGTTGGATGGAACCGAACTGCAGCGATCTGGGGCGCTTGGGACCGGGAGAGTGATTGCGTCTACCTCTACAGCGAGCACTACATGGGCCAGGCCGCTCCTGCTGTGCATGCCTCGGGGATACGAACGCGAGGGGATTGGATCTGGGGCGCAATAGATCCCGCTTCGGCAGGCTCGAGCCAGCTCGACGGGCGCAAGCTGCGCGAGGAATACGGGGCTCAGGGCCTCAACTTGATCGATGCGGACAATGCTGTCGAGGCCGGCATTCACGCCTGCTATCAGCGCATGGTCGCGGGTCGGCTCAAGGTGTTCAAGACGTGCCGCAACTGGCTTGCTGAGTTCCGCATTTACCGCCGCGACGAGAACGGCAAGATCGTGAAAGAGAACGACCACCTCATGGACGCCACGCGCTATCTCGTCATGTCGGGAATGCGCATGGCGTCTGCTCCGCCGGAGCACGATGAAGACGACGCGCGCGACCGCCGCCGCACGTCGAACAGCACGGGATATTGATGCTCGAAATGCCCGGCGCTTACGGCGCCAACGTCCTCCCCATGCCGATGATGGCTCAGCCGTCCCCAATCGCCGCAGCGATGCAGGCGCGCGTGGAACGTTTGGCCAATCTGGCCGGCATGACCAATGCCGCCGACGAGTTGGACGAAACCGAGCTGAGCAAGATCGGCGCCAAGGTCGTGCGCGAGTACGGTGTCGATCGGGCGAGCCGCAAGGAATGGGAAGACCGCGCCAAGCGCGCCATGGACCTTGCCCGGCAGAAGAAAGAGGCCAAGACGTTCCCGTGGGCAAATGCGTCCAACGTCAAATATCCGCTGCTGACGACTGCCGCGCTTCAGTTTGCCGCTCGAGCCTACCCCGCCATCTGCGACGGCCCGCGCGTGGTCAAGACGCAGGTGCTGGGCGCGGATCTTGACGGCAGCAAAGCCGAGAGTGCGGACAACGTTTCGCAGCACATGAGCTATCAACTGCTGTACGAGGTGGACGGCTGGGAAGCCAGTGTGGACACGTCGCTGCATCAGATCCCGATCATCGGGTGTGCCTTCCGCAAGGTCTACGAAGACTCGAGCCAGGCGTGCGGCTACCGCGATGACCTCGTAAGCGCGTTCGATTTTGTCGTGAACCAGAGCACCAAGTCGCTCAAAACGGTGCCGCGATCGACGCACGTGTTCCAGCTCTATCCGCACGAGATTGCCGAGCGCCAGCGCGAAGGGCGCTACCTGTCGATCGACATCCGCGGCGAGGCTGACACGTCGAACGAGGACGAAGACGCACCGCACACGCTGCTGGAGCAGCACCGCTACCTCGACTTTGACGACGATGGCGTTCCGGAACCGTGGATCGTCACGGTTCACGAAAAGACTGAGCGCGTGCTTCGCATCGCGGCTTGCTACGACCCGCAGGAGATCGTCACTAACACGCGCACCGGTGCAATCGTCCGCATTCCGCGCCGCGAGTATTTCGTCAAGATCCCGTTCGTGCCCGACCCGGAGGGTGGGTTTTACGACGTCGGCTTCGGCCATCTGCTGGAGCCGTTGTCTGACGTAATCGACAGCACCATCAACCAGATGATGGACGCTGGCACGCTCCAGAACAGCGGCGGCGGGTTCATCGGTGCTGGCGTGAACCTTGGCAAGGGCAAGAGCGTGGTGACGTTCAAGCCCGGCGAATACAAGGTAGTTCAAACCGCCGGCCCTGATCTGCGCCAGGGCATCGTCAACATGGAGCATCCCGGCCCGAGCAAGGTTCTGTTCGAGCTGTTGGGGCTGATGATCGAGGCTGGCAAAGACGTAGCCAGCGTTCAGGACATTCTTGTCGGGGACAGCCCGCGCAATCAGACGGCCACAACCACGATGGCCATGATCGAACAGGGGCTCAAGGTATTCACCGCGATCTACAAGCGCATCTTCCGCGCGATGAAGGACGAATATCGCCTCATCTTCCAGATCAACAAGCGCCTAATGCAAGGCATGGCGCCCAAATACATCGCTCTGCTCGACAAGCCGGCGCAGGTCGCAGCCACCGACTACATGGGCGAGTTTGATATCATGCCGGTGGCGGATCCGAACACCGTCACCGATATGCAGCGCATGGCTAAGGCGCAGTTCGTCATGGAGCAAGCTGCGACCGGAAACCCGCACATCAATGTGTTCGAGGCGACCAAGCGCGCATTCGAGGCCGCACGGATCGAACGGCCGGAAGAAGTGCTGATCCCGCCCCCTCCGCCGCCACAGCCGGGAGACCCGCCGCCGGAGCCGAGCCCAGAAGAGCGCATGGTGCAGGCAAAGATTGCCGAGCAGGAGACCAAAACGCAGGCCGCGGCACAGGCCATGGAACTCAAGGCCGCCGACCAGCAAATGGGCCTCCAGGCCAAAATGGCGGACCTCGAGATGCAGCTTGCCGCGAAACAGCGCGAGCAAGAGATGCGCATGGTCGAAGCCGAGGCCAAGCACATGGAGCAGCTTCGCGCGCTCCAGCTTAAGTCTGACGAGATGGACCAGCGTTATCGCTCGCTTCAGCTTAAGGAAGAAGAAATTCGCCTGAAGCACGAAGCCGCCAAAGCCAAGATCACGGCGTCTGAACAGGCCAACGAGGGTGCTGCCGTTTGAAAATCGATCCAGAGGATTTTGAGTCGTGGTCGGCCAACCCGATCACACAAGCGCTGATGACGTGCTGTTGCGTCTGGGCTGAGGAAGCGAAACAGCTCTGGGTGAGTGCGTCGTGGGACGGTGGAGTCAACAAGGACACCGACCTCTGGCGACTGAAGGGACAGGCCGAAGTGCTGCGAGACATTCAGCAGCTGACGGCAGAACGCATCGAGGAAACCTTGAAATGAAAGCAGCCAAACAAGACGTGCTGATTGTGCCACCGGACAAGTTCACGATCATCGATCAGTCGGAGGTGAACGCCCGGCTTAATCGCGAGATGCAGGAGGAGGTCGCAGGGGTGCCTGGTCACGGCATCGACCCGATTGAATACAAGGTGGTGGTGCGGCCGGTCAAAGCCGCTGAGAAGACCAAGGGCGGCATCGTGCTGCCCGAGCAGGTAGTCGAGAAGGACCAGCACGCGGCAATGGAGGGCGAGCTTGTCGCCGTTTCCCCGTTTGCGTTCACCTATGAAGAGTGGCCGGCCGGCGCACGCAAGCCGAAGCCGGGCGACCGCGTGCTGTTCGCGCGCTACTCCGGCATCACTCAGCGCGGCGCTGATGGTTCCGATTATCGCATCATGAATGACAAGGACGTCGTTGCGGTCCTCAGGGGGCGCGCATGAGCGAGGTCGTTGAGCAGCCGGCAGAAGCCGGCACAATCATTCCTGGCGAAGCCGTTGCCCCGGCGCCCGACGTCTCCGATGTCGAGACGCGCGCCAAGGCGATGGGCTGGGTGGACAAGGACCAGTATCGCGGCGATCCCGACAAGTGGCGCAGCGCCGACGAGTTCGTGAAGCGCGGCGAGGAAGAATTGCCGATCCTGCGCGAGCGCAGCCGCGACCTCGCCCGCAAGACGGCCGACCTCGAGACAAAGCTGCAGCAGCAGCAGCGCGAGTTCGCAGACCGAGCCGCACGCCAAGAAAAGCTGGCGGTCATTGCTCTGCAACAGCAGCGCGCGGCGCTTGAACAGCAGTACGCTGTGGCCAAACGGGACGCGGTGTCTCTTGGCGATGTGCAGCGGTTCGACCAGCTCGAGCGTGACCAGCAACAGGCGCTGCGTCAGTTCGACGACGGCGTTTATCGAGCCACCGAGCAGCAGCCGAGGCCGCAGAACCAAGGACCGTCGCCCGAAGAGACCGCGAAGCTGCTGGCGTGGCAGACGGCAAACCCCTGGTTCTTCGCTGATGCGGCCATGAACCAGTACGCCCAGGCTGTCCACATGCAGCTTAACGTCACCAAGCCGGGGCTTTCCATCGAGGAGAACCTTGCTGAGGTCGCAAAGACGGTTCGGCAGAATTTTCCTGACAAGTTCGGGCCGACTGGTGGCCGGGCTCCGGCCGTCGAGGGCGGCAACGGGCTTAGCACGGGCAGCAAGCGCAGCAAGGGCTTTGCCGATCTTCCGGCCGAAGCTCGCAGCGCAGCCGAGCAATTCGTTCGTGCCGGCGCTTTCAAAACAACTGCCGACTACGCCAAAGCCTATTGGGCGTCGGAAGGCTGAAAGGACCACAGATCATGAGCAATCCGCAGATCGCAGTCGCCAAGCCGTCGCCGCGCATCGAGGAAGAGCGCGCGCGTCGGCGGCGGCGCGAGGACGTCACCGAGGGCCGCTTGAGGAACCTGGCGATCGATGGTGATCTCGACCCGCGTTACGAGTACCGCTGGATCAACGACGATCCCGGCCGCGTGCACAATCTCACCGTGCGCGACGACTGGGATCTGGTGACGGCGGAGCAGATCGGGGCACGCCACGAGAAAGACAAAGGCGTGGGAACCTCGGTAGAGCGCATCGTAGGCAAGACAGACGGAAAGCGCGGACTGCTCATCAGGAAGCCGAAAGACTTTTACGTCTCGGACAAGGGCAAGGAACAAGGCCAGATCGACGAGATGGAATCCGCGATGAAGCGCGGAGAAACCAAGAGCCCGCAGGGATTGAGAGAGATGGAGGCTGGAAAAGCCTACGTCCCGAGCGGGGGAATTTCCATTCAGGACGGCCGGCGCGGCTGATCCATAGGAGACTCAACCCATGACTAACGTCGATACGCCGCGCGGTCTAAAGCCCGTGCGGTACGTTTCCGGCAAGCCCTACACCGGGGCCTGCAACAAGTATTACGTCCCGTCTTCGGACGGAACAGCGATCTATCTCGGCGGCCTCGTCAAGCCGGCGGGCTCTGCCGATGCATCGGGCATCATGTCGGTGACTGGCAACGTGTCCACCGGCAATCAGGTGCTCGGCGTCGTGGTCGGCGTCGATCCTGTCGAAGGTGCGGGTGCTGACGGCCGAGACAGCCTGACGTATCGCGCGGCCTCGACCGAGCGGTATGTGTACGTCGCGGACGAGCCGGATCTTCTGTACGAGATTCAGGAGGACGGCGAGGGCGGCACGCTGGCGGTCACAGCCGTTGGCAACACGGCCGATTTGACCGGCTTCACCGCCGGCAGCACGACAACGGGTCTGTCCTCAATTGAGGTGGACAGCTCGACGGCGACGGCCAGCGGCGACGGCACTGAGGACGTGCTGATCGTCGGATTCTCGCGCTCAGTGGACAACGTTGTCGGCTCGCAGTGGGCCAAGATGCTCGTCCGCCTGAACAATCACTTCTTCATCGACGGCGTGGCCGGCGCGTGATCTGAGGAGCACTGACACATGACCGGAGTCATCACGACCAGCACGATCCCAAAGGCCCTATGGCCGGGGATGCATGCATTTTGGGGCCGGAACTATTCCGAGCACCCGATGGAGTGGAAGCAGGTGTTCGACGAGGAATCGTCGTCGAAGGCCTACGAGGAGGATCAGGAGCTGACCGGCTTCGGGTTTGCCGCAGTGAAGGACCAAGGTTCGGCGATCGCCTATGACAGCGAAACCGGCGGCCCGACTAAGCGCTATGTGCACGTAGTCTATGGCCTCGGCTTCGTCGTCACCAAGGAGGAGATGGAGGATAATCAGTACGTCCAAGTCTCCAAGCGGCGCACGCAGGCTCTTGCCTTCAGCATGCGGCAGACCGAGGAGGTGGTCGCGGCCAACATCCTCAACCGGGCCTTCAACAACAGCTATACCGGCGGCGACGGCAAAGAGTTTCTGGCGACGGATCATCCGACCGTCAACGGCACTCAGAGCAACGAGCTTCCCACGGCTGCTGATCTGTCTGAAGCCTCGATCGAGGATCTCGGCATTCAGATCATGCAGGCTCGGAACTCGCGTGGCCATCGCATCGCGGTGATGCCGCGGCGGCTGATCATCCCGACCAACCTCGCGTTCGACGCGGAGCGTATCGTCAAGTCGTCGAAGCAGTCAGGCACCGCGAACAACGACCTAAACGCGATCAAGTCGATGGGGATGTTCCCGGACGGCATCACGATCAACCACTACCTGACCGACGTCGATGCCTGGTTCGTCCAGACGAACGTGCCCAACGGGCTCATTCGCTTCACGCGCCGCGCCACTGAGTTCGGCAAGGACAACGACTTCGACACGGAGAACGTCAAGGCCAAGGCGACCGTGCGCTTCTCGGTGGGCTGGTCGGACTGGCGCTGCCTCTACGGCTCGCCCGGCGCGTAACCGTCGCATCCATGAGGGCGGCCGGCTCTCTGCCGGCCGTTCGCCCCCGAACGCTCTCAGGAGATTTCAATGCCCGCATCTGTCCGCTTTCCCAACGGTGTGACCAACGTCGGCGCGCGCAACCCGCTTGCCAATTACCCGCATCCTGATCCGTCGCGGTTCATCGAGTTCTTCGACGATTTCCACACGTTCACCGCCGCCAACTGGACCGTCACCGAGACGCAGGCCGGCGCGACGCAGGCGGTGAGCACGGGCGCCAGTGGCGGCGTGCTTCTGCTGACCAACACGACCGGCAACACCGACGTGAATCAGGTCCAGCTCATCAACGAGACGTTCCGCCTCTCCACGAACCGCGAGTTCTGGCTGAAGGCGCGGTTTTCGTTGACGGCTGGCACGATGGCCAACTTCGGCGCAGTGGTTGGTCTCGCCATCACCGACACCACGGCAACGGCCGGCGTCTCGGATGGCATCTTCTTTCGCAAGCCCTCCGGTGGCGCGACGCTCTCGGCTGTGCTGTGCAAAGACAGCACTGAGACGACGATTTCCATGGGCACAATCACGACAGCGACGTTCGTCGAGGCCGCGCTGTATTTCGACGGTAGAGGCACGGTTGACGCCTGGCTCGACGGCGCGAAGGTGGGCAGCACGACGACGCTGACCAACCTGTGCAACGACGAGGATCTTGCTGTCACGCTGGCGACCGTGAATGCGACGGCCGGAGCCGCCAACGTGCTCAGCGTTGATTACTTCCTCGCCGGTCTTGCCCGGTGAGTGACGACTATCGCTCTGGCGACCATTGGGTGATTTGCGACTCGTGCGGGTTCAAAGTCCGCGCGAGTGACACCCGCAAGCGGTGGGATGGCATGCGCGTCTGCACGAAAGATTGGGAGACGCGCCATCCCCAAGACTACGTGCGCGGCAAGCGCGACCGGCAGGCGGTGCCAGACCCGAGACCGGAGCCGCCAGACACGTTTCTTGCGCCAAATGACGTGACGGAGGCCGATCTTTGAGCACGTCCGGCAGCATTGACTACTCCATGACGGCCCAAGCGCTCGCCACGTGGGCATTGCGCAAGGTTGGCGCGGTCGCAGCCGTTGACACGCCTTCAGCCGAGGACATGCGGGACGCGCTCGCGGACCTCAATTTGATGCTGAAATCGTGGCAGGTGGCAGGTCCAAATCTTTTTCGGCAGACGTTCCGCTCGGTAACGTTGATTGCCGCGACCGGCAGTTATGTGCTCAGCCCTCGGCCCATGAAGGTGATTGAGGCTCGGTATCGTGACAGTGGCGGGCGCGATCTGCCGATGAAGTTGCTGACGCGGCAGGAGTACGTCGATCTCCCGCAGAAGTCGGCATCCGGCACACCGACGCAATACTACGTCGATCATCAGCGGGATTCGGTCACGCTCTACGTCTGGCCGGTCAGGGCGTCGGTTACGACCGAAACAATTGAGATGACCGTTCAGCGCGTGGTTGAGGACATCGACAGCCAGGACAACGACATCGACATTCCGCAAGAGTGGTTCGAGTGCGTCGGCTACAATTTATCGTTCCGGCTTCTCGAGCGGTTCCCGAACAACGAGGCGGCGCCCCTCATCCGCGCGCAAGCGCTGTCGCTGCTCGCCCAAGCGCGCGACCACGACCGTGAGGACGTGGTGAGGTTCGAGCCTGAGTGGCACTAGGAGACATCAATGCCGGATACCGTCACAACAGAGACGATCTTTAACGGTCGCCGCATGAAGGTGCTGCACCTGACGAATATCAGCGACGGCACCGGCGAAGCTGGCGTGACCAAGTTGGACATTTCAACTCTCACGTTCGACCAAGGCCGCGTCCCAACCTACTCGACGGTTGAAAAAATTGAATATAACATTCAGGGCTTTACGTCAGTTCGATTGTTTTGGGATCATACGACTGACGATGAGATCGCGCTTCTTTCGAATGGGACGGACTCGATCGACTTTTGCAAGGTCGGCGGCAAAACAGATCCGCGCTCGGCTGGGGGGACTGGCGATATCCTTTTAACGACGGCCGGCAACACCAGCGGCGCGACGTATGATATCAGGCTATATGTCAGGCCGCGCGCGTAACCATGCCGCTCGTTGACCTGACCCTGCCCCTGCAATCGTCGCCGGCCGAAGACGCGTGGGGCGGCCAAGCGCGGTTGGTCAACTGCTACGCGGTGCCGCTCGAGCGTGGCAAGTCGGAGGTGGTGATTCACGCGACAGACGGGCTTGCTCCGCTGGCAACGATCACAGGGGCGGGCGGCATTCGCGCGATGGCTGCTGTGACTGAGGCCGAGGGCTTGGTCGTTGCGGGCAGGGTAGTGGAGCGGATCGACACGAGCGGCACGGCAACGCTGGTGGGAGCACTGCCATCAGACGGACACGTGGGCATCGCGCAAAATGCAGACGGCGAGGTCGCGCTAGTCTGCGACGGGCTGTATTATTCCTACGTCGGCGGCGTGCTGACGCAGCTTTCAGACCCTGACCTTCCGCCCCCGCTGTCAGTGTGCAGCCTCAAAGGGTATTTTATCTACATGCTGGCCGATGGCCGCATGTTTGCGAGCGACCTCAACGATTTTGAGGTTGAGGGCCTGTCCTACGCCCAAAACGAGCAAGCGCCTGATGGCGGCGTGGTGGCGTGGGTGCGCGGCAACGACCTGCTCGGTGGCGGCAAGCGGTCAATCGAGGTCTGGCAGATCAACCCTTCGGCCGAGGCTGGGACGTTCCCGTTCGCGCCCGTGACCACGATTATCGAGCCAGCGACGCAGCAGACGATTGGCGTGCTTTCAGCGGACAGTGCAATCGATGGCGTGTTCGTCGCCAGCGACAAGACGGTCAAGCTGCTCGACGGCTATTCGGCTGTGACCATCAGCCCCCCCGCACTCAACCGGGCGATTGCCGACGATCCGTCTCCGAGCGCGATCAGCGCGACGCGGTGGAGCTCGAGAGGCTACACGTTCTATGCGTTCAGCGGGACCGCGTGGACATGGGTGTTTAACGCCACCACGAAAGCGTGGCACGAGCAAAAGAGCTACAGCCTCGACCGCTGGCGCGTCTCCAAAGTCATGGACCTCGGCGGCACGCTGATTGCGGGGCACTACAATGCCGGCACGCTCTACACGCTTGACCACGACACGCACACTGAAGCGCGATGGGATGCCGTCGCTGCAGCATGGGCTTACGATTCGCACGTGATGGACGTGTACTCGATCCCGATAGCCGACGTTGCCCGGCGCATGCGGCACGGCGAAGTGGTGCTCGACGTGGTGCCCGGCACTATTTCCGGGACCGATCGGCACGTCGAGCTGGCATGGTCGGACATGGGCGAGCCGTTCGGTCATGAAATGTTGCGCTCGCTCGGGGCGCTGGCACAGACCCGCCATCAGATCCGCTTTCAGCGGCTTGGGTCGTCGCACAACCGAACCTATCGCATTCGCATGAGCGCTGGCGGGCGCAGGGCGCTGTACGGGGCCAAGCTCGACCTGGCTCAGATGGGGCGCACCTGATGGCCGACATCCCGCCCCCGCCCATCAATCACCCGGCAGTCGGCTCAGACGGCAAGCTGACGCCTGAGTGGGTGCGGTGGATTGCTGAACTCGTGCGCGTTATCCGGAGCATGACATGAGCTTTTTCTCCGACCTGCTGGGCAGATCGAGCGCGCGCGCGGCGACGCAGGCCGGCGAGCGCGCCATGGGCCGCACGCGTGAGGGCTTTGACACGGCCGACACTGCGGCGCGCACGGGCTACGACACCGCCACCGGACGGCTCCAGCCGTTCGCACAGACGGCGGGCCGTGGGTACAACCTCCTGGCGGACAGCTACGGGGTCAACGGCGCCGACGCGCGAAATCAGGCGTTCCAGACTTACGCCTCCGACCCGTTCAACCAGCATTCCGGCCAAGTCACGCAGAACCAGTTGATGGGCATCATGCGCACGGCGGCGAGCCGAGGCATGGGCAACAGCGGCGCCACGCAACTCGCGATGAGCCGGGCAGGCCTCGAAGCGCAGGACCGGCGCGTCGGTGACTGGCGGCAAGGTCTTGGCCAGTTTGGGAACCAAGCCATTCCGCTCGCCGGCACGATGGCGGGCATGGATCAATCCTACTACGGCGGCGTCGGGGATCGGGCCATGGGCCGGGCCAACGCGCTCAACCAGACCGACATTAACGCGACGATGGCGGCCAATAACGCGAGGATGGCCGGGGTCAACAACCTGTTCAAGGCGGTGGGTGGCGTCGCACAAATGGCGTTCGGCATGCCGCCGACAGCGTTCGGTGGTGGCGGTGGGCAATCCGGTGGCACGTCGCCGGGCGGCGTGCCGGTGGGCGGTCAGTGGGGCGAGCCGGCCGGCGGGTATGCTCCCGACCCCCGCCGGCCTTGGGCGTGAGGTGAACCGATGCCGCAAAACGCACTCGCCGGGTTGATGCGTCAGCCCGCTTGGAATTTCGAGGTTCCCGATGTCAACAACCTTCTCCAGCCCATCCAGGGCGGGATCGACCGGTACAACAAGCAGGCGCAGCAGGCCGTCGAGAACGAGCGGGCAGACCAGAGGCTCGGCATGGACCGCGAGCGGCTTGGCTTCGAGCGCTCGCGCATGGCGCGCCAGGACGAGAGCGAGCGCCTCACGCGCCTCGGCAAGATGGCCGCCGCGCTGCACACCATGCCGGACACGCCGGAGAAGGCCGCACGAGCAAAGGCGCTGCTCGATGGGCACGCCGACCTTGCCCCGCAGTTTGCGCGCTACGGCATCAACGGGGCCGATCCGGTGGCGGCTGTAGGCATGCTGGCGCAGTCGTGGGGCGACTACGACCAGCTGGCTAGAACCAAAGCACAAGCCGAGATCAACCGCACCAATGCGTCCACGTCGCTCGCGTCGGCGCAGGCTGAATATTACAGGGCTAAGTCCCGACCCGACCCGACCCCTGCCGCAGCTGCAGCACCGGCCGCTTCCGACCCGATCGCGCAAGGCTATGGGGTGGATGACGAAGGCAATCTGAGACTGCCGCCATCTCAAAGTTCGTCAGGTCCGTCTTATGCCGATCTTCCCGGCCCGACCCGCCTGCCGTCGTCGGGTGCTGTCATGCCGGGCGTGACGATGGCGCGACCGTTCCCGGAACCGATGCGGCTGGGCGGTCCCATGGATGACATCGAGCGCTCCATGCGGCTCGACGAAGGGCGGCCGCAGGGTGTACGCATCGCGCAGGCCGGCCCGCCAACCAATTTGCTCAGCGGGCCGCCACCAGGCGCAACGCCACTCGAAAGCTGGCGCAACCAGTCATTCGGCCCGGCTGGCGTACAATCGCCAGAGGTGCGCGGCATTGTCACCGACGCTGGCCGGAACCGACGCTCCGACCCATTAGCGACGCGCGAGCTACAAGGGCAGCGCGCGCTTGAAAGTGCATCGCCCGAAGATCAGCAGCGGCTTGCTCGGTTCCGCACTGAGCAGGAGATGTGGACAGGCGTCTACAGGAGACCGCCCCGCGCAGGCTATTACTACGCGCCGGACGGTCGCGAAATGCCTTTGACAGACAAGAATTTCAAAGGCGACCGCGAGAGCCAAGCTGTCGCTCTCATGAACATGAACAAAATCGAAGCGGCTGGCGACGTGCTGCTAGGGAAACGCACAGGCCGCGTGGATGAGCGCGGCCAGCCGATCCGGGAAAGCGGCCCGTATTTGGCCACGCGTGCCATTGCGGGCAGCCTGAACATGGGTGACATCGGCCAAGCCTACGCCGACGTGAGGCAAGGCGCGCTCGGCATTGCCTATGCTCTGTCAGGCAAGACCGTCGCCGTCGCGGAAATGAAAAACTTTATTGAGGCTTACGGTCCTACGCCACTCGACAGCCCCGAGCGCATTGCCAGCAAAATGCAGCGCATGCGCGACTTTTATCAAGCGCTTCTCACGGCGTCGCGCGGCGGCGTCAGCTACGAAACGGCGTTTGCGCGCGCTATGGCGGCAACCGGCTTGCGGAACCCGGATGGAACACCCGCGGGTGAGCCAGCCGCAGCATCCGGCGGAACCCGGCCTCCCCCAGCCAATGACGTTCGCGGCATGTCAACGGAAGATCTGGTGCGGAGGCTGAACAGTGGCCGGTGAAAACCAGACTCTCGAGATCTATCAGGAGTTGGTAAACCGCAACTCGGTGCCTCCTGAGCACCGGGACACAGTGGACGAGCTTGTGCGCCGTGGCGTGCTCAAACGCGCTGCTCAGCCACAGTCCCCGCGCAGCGGCCCGGCCAGCACGCAGGAAATCATCGATTACCACAAGCGCGGAGCGACGCCGCAACAGCAAGCCGAAATCGATCGGGCGTACGCCCCGAGCAGCGGCCAGTGGGGCGACAGCAGCGCGCGGGAGCCGAGCTTCCTCGGCTACGTGGGCGACACGGCAACCTTGGGCGCCAAGGATGAAATCTTCGCTGGCATCGCAGCGCCCTTCCGGGCGGTTGGCAATCTAATCCGGCAGCAGCCAGCCGACATTGGCGGCGAATACGATCAGCAATTGCGGCTCAACCGCATCCGGCGCGACATTGACAAAGCCGGTTATGGCTCTGGCGTGTCCGGTGTCGCGGGCGCGGTTGCCGGCGGTGCGCTGGTGGCTCCGGCGAGTGGCGCACTGGCGGCAGGCCAAGCCGTTGCCCAGCCATTCCTGCGCCAGATCGCGACGATGGCTCCGGCGCTTGCGGTGACAGGCGCCAAGATCGGCGGCGCTGATGCCTATTTGAGCGCGGACGGATCAACGGACCCCAATGCCGGGCTGTTTGACAATGCGGCAGAGCGCGCGCGTTCGGTGCCCCTCGGCGCTGCGGCGGGTGCTGCGGGCGCTGTGGCGCTTGGCACCGGACTAGCGTCAGCGCTGAGGCTGAGGGACGTATATCGCGATCGCGGAGCCGCCACGGCTGCGGCCAATCAAACGCGGTTCGATGAAGCGCGCGCGGCCGGCATCGACAACCCGATGCCGGCGATCGTCTCCGAGGGTCCGATCATGGATCGGGCGACGCGCACCTCTGGCGCCATGTTGGGCGGCTCTCCCGTCAGCGGTGTTGCGCGCGAGAACATCAACCAGCTTTCGACCGCGCTTAACAGAACGCTTGCAGCCCCGATCGATGGACGAACGGCCGGAGACCTTGGGTTGTCTATTCAGGACGATCTAAGGCGCGCAGTAACGCAGCGGTCGATCCCATCAAACCGCATGCGCGACATGCCGTCCGATGAGCTACAGGCTATCGCCGGCCGCGTTAGTGATGAGGGGTTCGAACCGCCGCGTCCTCGCGTCGATCCCGTGCGACCGCGACCAATCGACGAGATTCAGCCGCGTGACGTAGGGCCTGAACCAACGTTCGAGGCATTGACCACGGCGCGCGAACGCCGCCAGCGCCAACTTGACGACAAGATCGCGGAGATCCGTGCAGCGACGGAGCAGCACAACACGTTTGAGGCCGGGCGAGCGGAAGCGGTGAAGCGTTATCCGCAATTGGCGGAACACGAAAGGCTGGCCAAGCGCGAGCAGGAGTTGCGGGACGCGTACGACAAGATCGTTCAGGACGGCGGAATTGCTGGCGGCTTCATGCCGTGGCGCCGGTCTCAGACGACTTCCAGTCGATCTGGGGACATGAACGGGCGCATTTCGCCTGTCGATACCTACCGCGCCGCCAGCGATGCGGAGTTGGCAAGGCTGCAACAAGAGCATCGAGCCGTCACCGCGCAAATGAAGCAGCTTGAGCCAGACTTAGCTATCGCTCGCGAGGCGTTGGCTCGGTACGGAGACCCGGCGCAACGTATCGAATATATCCGTCGGCTGCATTCTGAACGTGAGCAGCTTGAAGGAATGACCACCAGCATCAGAGCCGCTGAAGCAAGCAACCGCGCGCGCTACGAGACCGACCTTGCTCGCCACTCTGAGGAGCGCCAGCGCGCTACCGCCGAAGCGCTAGAGGAGAACGCTCGCCGCCGCGCAACGGCAGAACGCGAGGCCAACGACGCGACGTTTGCCGCGCAACGCGCCGCAGACGAGCGCTATCAAGCACAGATCCGCGAAGGCAACACCGGGTTTCGCATCGGCAACAGCCGGGAGAGCTACCCGTCTGAGATCAGTGCAGCCTATGAGCTGGCCGGACGGGCAGCGCCCAGGGGGCGCGTTTTGCCGCTCGGTGACGGCGTGTCCAGAACGGCGACCACTCGATTGCTCGACGACGTGGCGCGCGAAGCGCGTGGCAGCTTGGCAATTCGAGACTTCGACGGCCGCGTGTTCGATCCTGAAAGTGGCGGTCTATCCCGTCCGTTCTATGATTATCTGGCCAAGCACATCAACGGCGACATGGCCGCCCGCATCAACGAGCTGGCCATGCGCCGCAGCGGCGCCACTGCGGGCATCGCGCCCAACGACATGCGCAACTTGATGCGGGATCTCCGCCGGGTAGAGCAGGCTATAGAGGACTCCAAATTCGGGCCAAGCCCGATGACAGGAGACCAGGCGCTTATTCGCCGCCTGCGGGGGGCCCTGATGGAGGACTTCGCCGGCCAGTTGCGCGGCATGGGCGACGTGCCGTCCTTCCGCAACGCAGAAGGCGATTTCAACGTGCTGCCCGGCGACCGCTATCGCACACGGTCACAGCTCGGGGAAGACGCCAAGCCGTCCGATGCGACGTATTTCGTTTCGCCCGAGCACATGCAGATGCTGACGCGCGGAGATGTCGAAGCCGGGGGGCGCATGACCTCGGTTCCGGCTACTCTGTCCCTGGTCAACGAAGGCAACCGGCTCGGCTGGCGCGACAACAGAACGGGTAGGTTCGATCGGGCGCGCCTCGTGCCGTTTTCGCGCCAACCCGAGCCAGGAATGGTTCCAATCCAAGTATGGGACGACGGCCATCGCGTCGCGTTTGGCTCCCCGGTAGTATCGAGGCCGCCGCGCGAGGGCGAGCGGTCGGCGTCTATGTTCCAGAATGCCGATCGGCAGCAAGCGCAGTTTTACGACGAGATCAGGCGGCCGCTTCACAAGATCTTCGGGGACAAGGTTGACCCGGTTCAGGCGATGGACCGGCTTGTGAAAGCGGCGGAAACCGGCGAAACGCAGATGCTCGGCGCGTTCATGCGGGTAATGTCCGAGAAAAGCGACCCACGCAAAGGGCTGGCCGCGATCGTCCATCATGCGACCGGAGGCGGCACGAATATCTCGCGCTTCGGTGAGTTCTGGCGAGGGCTCAATCCCGCTTCGCGCCGTGTGCTTACAGTCGGCAGCCCTAACCAAGCCTTGGCCCGTGAGCTCGACAATTTCGCGCGCGTTGGCCAGCGGCTTGAAAAATACATGTCGGCCAGCAAGCGGGCATCGGTCGATGTCGCCTCTATCGGTCACATCCCCACGACAACGGTAGTTGCCGCCACTGTCGGCTGGCAGGCGGCGCTTGGGCTCATCGCCGCCAATGCTCTAGGGGCTCGGGTGCTGACTTCGCCGCGTCTTGTTCGGTGGTTGACGGCAGTTCCCAACGTCGGCCGGGGCGGCTTTGAAAGCCCAGAGTTTGCCCGGCACATGGCGCGCCTTGGGGCCATGGCCGGAACTGGCCCTGTGGAAGAAAGAGACACCGCGCGGCGCATGCATGCTGCGTTCAAGCAACGGTCCTTGAACTAGGGGAAAAGCCATGGCTGGCGGGGTTCGCAACTATTTATCTGACCCATACGTTCCGTACGACGAAGAGCAGTCTATGCCTGTTCCCGATGAGGCAATCACCAACGGCTTTGTAAACGCTCGACTTAGCCCCCGGCTGCCGAATGGCGTCAACCGGCTGCTCAATGATAAAGGATACCCCGGTATGGGGTATCCCGGAGGAGGCGGAAGACCGCAGATGTCGGCATCGCCCGTGAATTC